GGCCCCTAGGGGCCTCCCGGTGTCACATAGCCACGACAGCAGGATTCCTCCTACTGCTCGTCTCCAAGTTTCCTCTGAAGGGATAGCACATCCATGTTTGACGACGAACCAGGCGTAAGAACGCGAAAGCGTATCCAAACCTGGCGCGAGCCGCGTGGCTGGTGGGGATTTCAATCTCCCACTACCGGTGCGCGGTATGACTTTGAGTCATTCGTTCAAACCAGAGAGACCACTACGGACCGTCACCCTACGGGGTGGGCGGAACGTAACAAGCTGCTCGGAAAGGAGAGTGTAAAATCTCTCCCGCCCAAAACAGTCTTGGCCCTGCGTCGTAATGACTACGGGGGGTTCTTTCTGAATGAAAAGCAGGCCTACGAGTGCAAAAGCACAATCTTTGGTAAGCAGTTTTCCCAAGGGACAACTGTTTACTACTCGAACGTGCCCACACTCGGACAGTCGGATCAAGCAATTACTCCGACTAGTACTATCTGGCCTGTGCTGGGGTCCGCAGACTTGCAAGAGCTCTACGGACTAGGCTCGACGGCTATTGCAGCCGTTATGCCATCGCAACCAGCTGAATCTGTGTCCACCATTCTTGGTGAGCTCCGTGAAGGCCTTCCGAGGCTAACACGCAGATTCGCGTCCCTGCAGGAGAGTGCAAACTCTACTGCATCAAACTACATCGCTTACGAATTCGGTGTGAAACCGATGGTGAGTGATGTCGTGTCAGTAACGCGTAGCTTGCAGCGTTATGACCAGATTCTCGCAAAGCTCGAAAGAGCCAGCGGTGATCTGTTGCATAGGACGTACACTTTTCAGGATGAGACTTCCACGACCCAACTGAGCTCGGGAACGGCTGTTACTTGGCCGCAACCGGCAACTCAGGTAAGTCCAGGAAGTGGTGTGAAAACAACGTCTCTTATTTCATATAAGAAGACTTGGTTCACCGGTGCGTTCAGTTTCTACTTCGAACGCGCCCGGGGAGCGGTCAATCAACTGATGACCTTTCTCCAGCAGTTTGGTGTCGCACCTAGTGCTGACACATTCTGGAACCTCACACCCTATTCGTGGCTTCTGGATTGGTTTGCGAATTTTGGTGACGTCGTGTTTAACGCGACGTACTTGCACCAGAATAACCAGGTGATGAACTATGGTTACCTAATGCAGACCACCATTCTCACTAAACGTGTAGAATGGCACGGCGGTGGATCACATAGCATCCAGGATTTCACCGTGAGTCGAAAGGTACGACTCAAAGCTTCACCCTTCGGATTCGGCCTCAAATATGACGACTTGGATACTCGTCAAAAGGCCATCCTGGTTGCACTTGGTATAACTCGTGCAACCTGACTCATCCAGCAATCCTGCTGGTGAGTTCCGTCTCTAAGAGAGAGGTATTCAAGCCTATGAAGAGACTCTAAACCCCGCCTGAAAGAGTGATGTTTTATGTCCGTTGCCGACCCGCTTTCGATCGACATTGGTGCTGGTGCTGTCTCTCTTCCGAGAGTCAACTCCGGCAACAACTCGTCGACGTACACCTCTGCTGACGGAAACGTCAGTGTTGTGATCTCTCACAACTACGGGAGGCGTACGCGCAGGAACATTCGTGTGAATGTTCGAAAGACTGCCGCTGATCCGTTGTTTCCTGCCCAGAACGCGCCGTACACGATGAGTTCCATCGTGTCGATCGACGTTCCTGAGGTGGGGTACACAACGGCTGAGGCGAAGTCAATCACAGCTGGTCTCATGACCTTGCTGACTGCGTCGACCAACGCAAACCTGACCAAGTTTTCCCAGGGCGAGAACTAAAACTCGTCCCCTTCCCGGGATGCTCGGAATCAGGCAGGCGCGGAAACATAAGACTACGGATTCGACAACCCCCCTAGAAGGAGGGATCGATGAAAAGCCTTATGTCACTCCAGAAGGTTGTCCTCGAAGACTTGGGGACAATTTGTGGCGTTGACACCACCAAGGATTTTGACACGATCCTTGGCCGATTTGAAGACGAGGGCGATGCTTTTCTAGGCATTACCCTTGCTGACTTTGGCAAGGCGTTCGAAAGAGCGCTCGAGCTTGGTCAGTGGGACGTCGCGCTGTGTACGAGTTTTCGTACGCAACGAGGTCTCCCTGTATTCCTACAGGGTTTCCTACGTCTTGTCTTCGATGAGGAGTCTGGCGCGCTTCTCCAAGATCCGAATGTCTCAGCCATCTGGGCCGTACGTCAGATTACTCTGATGTGGGCAAAGATGGCGTCTGAATGTTCGGATGAGCGGAACCGAAAGGCTATCCGCTCCTACTTGGAGTGTGAGAATGATGTCAAGAATTGGACAAGGTCATATCGTTACGATACGGCACGGCGTTCCGACTTCCGTCGGATGTCCGTTCTCCTGTTTGGAGACTTGTTCGATTCCCTGGAAAGAGATATCCGAGATGGATGTCTTATTCCTCGACATGGACCAGGTGCTACTGCTAATGCAGTGCACGGGAACTCCAAATGGAGTCTCCCAGTTTGGTCTCGAAGGTTGGAGAAAGTCTTCCCTATGGTCGACTACCTTCTTCCTTCCTACCGGCATTGGGAAATGCTGGCAGATGTTGACATCATCGAACCCGGTTCGGAGCCACCTGTCAAGGTGGTCCTCGTTCCTAAGACCATGAAAACGCCTCGTATCATCGCAATGGAGCCTAGTTGGGTGATGTATGCCCAGCAAGGTATCCAGCGACGGTGGTACGAGTTGGTAGACGACGGTAAGGTGCTGTCGTCTGCCTTTCACAACTTCGAAGACCAGTCAGTTAACAACTGGCTCGCCCGAGAGGGAAGTGAAGACAAATCATTAGCCACACTGGATCTAAGTGAGGCTAGTGATCGCGTTTCCATGACACTGGTTGCAGATCTTCTGCACCACCACCCCTATTTAAAGGAGGCAGTATTCGCATGTCGATCGACAAGTGCCAGTGTACAAACCCCATCCACCTCACAGAGCCCTGCGAAGGACTCTACAGTGAGGCTCTGGAAGTTTGCGTCTATGGGTTCGGCACTGTGTTTTCCGGTGGAATCAGCCTGTTTTCTTGCGGCTGTATTCGTCGGGATTCAACAGAGCCAAGCGCGCCCGTTGACCCGAAGAAGCCTGAAGGCTTTCCAGGGTCGGGTGCAGGTCTATGGGGATGACATCATAGTCCCCTCACAGACTGCCACTCCTGTTCAAGAGTCACTCGAAGCTTATGGCTTCAAAGTGAACACCAGCAAGTCCTTCCGGACTGGAAACTTCCGGGAGTCTTGCGGTGGCGATTACTACGCGGGTCACGACGTTTCCATCGTGAAACTACGTAGTCGTCTGCCAATGAACAGGCGGGACACTCACGAGATTGTCAGCCTTACCGCTTTCCGCAACATGGCGTACCTAAGCCTGATGTGGAAAACGGCCCAGCATTGCGATGGGCTGCTGGAACGTGTCTTGCGACATTTTCCTGCTGTAGCTGACTCTTCTCCTGCGATAGGTCGGACCTCCTTCCTCGGTTATGATAACGAGTGGGAACACCCTGACCTTCACTCACCCCGTGTCAAAGGGTGGGTGGCGCGTGCGCCCCTACCAGTCAACCGACTGGATGGGATACATGCGCTTCGCAAGATTTTTCACACCAGAGGGGTTGAACCCTTCAGTGTGGATCATCTTGAGCGTTCCGGACGACCGCAGAGCGTTAAATTAACTCTGCGGGGGACCCAGCCTTTTTAGGGCTGGGTAAGCGATGGTTGTGAAGCCATCGCGGAGAGGCTAGGAGGATGCCTTTCTTTTCGGCGTTTTCCTAGCCGGAGAGGGGG